GCTTCGGCTGTTCCGGCTGTTCCGGCTGTTGGTCAGCGACCTCGGTGATCGGCTTGGGCTTGTCGGGATCCGCCACCGGCTCGGCACTGGCGGGAGTGGCAGCGCCAGCCGTGTCCTGCGGGGAGGCCGCCTCCTGAGAAGGAGTGGGGGCAGGGGCGGGGGCCGCAGGAGCGGCAGCCGGGGCGGATTCGGTAGCGACTGGTTCGGGAGTGTGCTCCTCGACAGCCGCTTCAAGCGTTGATCTGAGATCGTTGTCCATTAGATTTTCCTTATTTTAATTCAAAGTTTTGTGCAACATTAAAACTCACTTTGAACCCGCTTGCGTTGCGATGTCCGCCGCCCCCGTACTGCTTCGCTATCTCGGAGACATCAACGCCTTCATCGCTCGAACGCAGGCTGAAAACACGGCCTTCCGGCGTGTCCCAATAGCAGGCCGCGAACGGCTTTCCCTTCGCCATTTCGTGACCAGCGTCGCTGCTCATGGTGTAGGGCAGGTTCGCCACCGGCACGCGGTGCCCGCCGATCACCATTTCCCGCGTCGTAACACCGAGCAATTCCTGAATGTCCTTGAAGTGCTTGCGCTCAATGGCTTCGCCCTCAGCCGTCAATGCCGCAGGCGCCGCTGCCATGAGCGTATCCCACACCTGGAAATCGTAAGGGTAGGAAAACACGTTTGCTTGAATCTGGCGCGTGTTCTGGAGCGCGAAGCGCCACAGGTCGCGGTCCTCAATGTGCAACAAAAGTGGCGGCGGGGTTTCGCCGGGGAAGAAGTGCTCCCACGTCAGCATCGCGCCGCTGTGGTCCATATCGAACTTGGCCGTCACGTTCGCCGGCAGGTCAAGCAGGTCTTCCGCTGCCGTCTTGTGGTGGTCCAGAATCAAGATGCTGTTCGCCTTCTCGGCCATTTCCAGCAGCACCGGGCGCTTGTAGCTGAAATCAACCATCACCACGTCCTTGCCGGTCACATCGGGCGGCGGCTCTTGGTATTTGCCGGGGTGGAAATCAATCTCGCCCAGCGCCTTGCGAACAACCCACGCAGCCCCGAAGCCGTCTGCACAGTTGCCGTGGTAGATGCACATGCTCATTTGTCAGTCCTCTCGTTGTAGTTACCGTTGCCGCACAACCCGTCGTGCGAAGGGACGCGCCGCGATAAAGCTGCGTCGCTCCCCTCCACTCTGTCGTTCGGCGTCAAATCCAGCGCATTCAGCACCTCATGGAATCGCGCACCGTACAGCGGCTCCCAGTATTTGCCAGTCCAATACCGGACCTCCAGTCGCGGGTGGTGTGTGCTCAGTTTGTACAGCTTCGTCGTCGCGTCTTCGCATGCCTTGCTCCATGCATGCGCTTCGCGGCGAAGGTGCTCAATTTCGGCTATGGCCTCACCGAGTTCTGGGATGTGATCCGTTTGCATCAAACGCAGTTTTTCAACGATGTTCATGGCTTCCTCACTTTGGCGAGTGCTTTACGGCCTGCTTCAAAAGACTTTTCATAGTCTTGGAGCATAATTTTGAAAATCGTATCGCTTGCCGCTGCCTTCTTTCCACCACTAGATAGCAAGCTATGTGCGGCTATAAGATGCGCTGTGACATTCCCTAACACCCCTACCAATTCCGCAATCTCGGCATCCCGGCTGGCGGCGCCGGCTTGAAATACCGCACGCAGCTTTTCATCGTGTGCCCGGAGTGCTGAGAGATCGTCGGGGTACGCCTCCAGTAATTCACCAGAATAATAATCCCACATATCTACTGGAGAATGCCCACAGGTCATAGGTGACGGATGCCCTTCCATGCTGTCCCCACAGCAGCATACGCCGCTCGAAACTTGTGCATATTTAATAAAATTTGTAAGCTGCTCAATTCGCGCCTGCTGGGCGATGATCTTGTCTTCGTCGTGGGTGGTCATTTCAAGTCTCCAATCTCACCGGCGATCTTGCTCAACGGCTGGCGTTCTTGGTGTCGGTACAGCGGTATCGTGTAGTGCTCAACCTGCTTCGGCCACGCTTTCAGCCAAAGCGCTTTCGCCTCTGCGTGAATCACATCAAACCTGTCAGGCTGGTCGTGCATCCACGCTGCCGGCCCAACTGTCACGTCGTTCGGGCCTGCCGCAATAGGCGTTGTGGTCATGGTTTCAGTCCTTTCCGTGCGGCAGTCCGCACACGTTGGCGTTAGCCCCTTCATCACCTGTCTGTTTCTGTTTCTGTCCGCTCATGGCAACCACCCCATTAGCCAAGCGCTGTCCAGCGCGACGACGATCAGGACGGCGATGCCCAAGGCGACGGCAACCCACTTGTCCCACTTGTCAGCACGGATGTAGTCCTTGTCCTCGGCGAAGGGGACGTACTCGATTCCGTTGATCTTAACGGTTTCAATATCTTTCATTTGCTTCTCTCCTTTCCTGACGTTCGATTACTTTGCGGTCATGCCGTTCTTCGCCTCGCCAGTCCTGCCCGTCGATCCAGCAGTTAAAGCAGAGGCCGTTGCGATACTGGTAGTATTCCTCGCAGCACTCGCACAGTTCGGGCGGTTCAGCATCTCGGTACATTGTTCCATCTCCTAAGTAGTGCCTCATTGTTTCGGCTGGCGCGGGCATCGGATGCCGACACGCTAACCACCAGGATCTGCGGCCCGGACGGGGTAGACAAGTAATACTTGAAGTGCCTACCCCGCACTATTCGGTCCACAGTAATGCTCGGAAACTGCTTGAGCAACTCTTTCATGTCCATCTCCACTCGTATCCCTTGTTCCGGGTCCAACTATCAGCCGGCCCCGCCTTGCGGCGCTCCAACTGTCCGGTGTCAAACCTGGACATCAGGAAATGACGAGCCGTGGAGGATGCCATGCCGAGCTTACGTTCGATCTCGGTTGTTGTCATCCAACTGTTGCCCATGACAGCGCGATACTTGGCCTCGGACTTGGCCTGTTTTGCCTTCCAACCAAGCTCAGCGTTAGGGGCAGGATTGCCCCTGCGGCGCTTCGGCTGTTCTTCCGGCTCACAGAGCGGCTGGACCGGAGTCATCAGATAATCAACCAGCCTCACCGCGTCTCTCCAGGTATTCGACGACGAGCATCGCGTAGCCCGCAACGTCGGTCCAGCTGTCCTTGTTATGTGGGTTGCCGCGGGAAATCCGGGCCAGCTTGGTGCAGATCAGGTCGACGGCTTCTTTCTCGACGTTGTTCATGTCGTCGGCCAGCAGCATCGCTTTCAGATCTTGCGCTACTGAGGCCATCTCGGCGAAATCCCCGTATTCGGAGCCTCTTTCATCTAGGGTGGATTGCAAACTTTCCATATTCTTTCCTCGGGTTAAAAAGCACTTCAATAAATTGGTCAGGGTTGATGTCCTTTTCCCAGATGGTGCTGGCCATGGCCTCTATGTTTTCACGCGTCGGATGTCCCCCGACCGCTGGTGCCCGGCTGGCCGGCAGGATCATGAAAACATCTTCCCACTGGATCAAGAACAGAGGCCATCCCCCGGCTAAAATTCTTGCTCTCGCCCACTGAATTTGGGTCGCTCTGATCTCCATTCCTGGCCCGGCTTTCAATTCGATCCACCCGTCTGTCCCCCGGTAGCAGTAGTTGATGTCAAACGCCCCCAGAGCCGTCGCGTGGCTTTCCACCCACGTAAGGTGTACCTGGTGTCCGTGAAAAATGAGTGAATTGACGCAATCTTTCACTTTCTGTCTCAAGACGGATTCTTTCTTGCGGCTCATCGCTTTTCCTTCTTTCTATATAGTCCAGCACTCTGGAGGCTGCCTCCCGCAGGTCTGTCGGGGCGGCCTGGATGGCATCGTCTAGCCTCGTCCTGACCTCCTCGGCAGCGAGAGCGGCCCGGATGCCCGACCCGTGCTGGCTGATGAAAAACCAGTTGTCGATCAGGTCCGCCAGTTTGATGATCCGGTACATCTCCTCGGGAGGCCGGTCCTCGCCCTGGCCGGGGAACAGAGCGTTGGGTTCGACCCCATTTTTGCGCAGGGCCACCTTAGTCGGCGTCGGGATGTCTCCAGTGAAGACTTCATCAACGTCGTGCAGCAGAGCGTGGTAACACAGTTCATGCTTACTGATATGAAGCGTGTTGTACATCGCCTGCCAGATGGCTATTGCGATCACAGCCACATTGAATGAATGGCTGGCCACATTGCTTTCCGCATCGGTTGCCACCAGCGTCCAACGTTTGACGTGTTGGGCGTCAAGTGCCTTGTCGATCGTCGTTCTCATTTGTGTGTCAGCGTCCCTTGTTTCGGGGTCCATTCCCGTTCGCGGTTGATTTGCATCTTGCGCTGAAACTCGCCGATGAGGTCGATGTTGTGCAGCGCCGCGATGTCAAGCAGAAGGATCAGTACGTCTGCGCATTCCTGCCCGATGTCGCCGTCGTGGTGGATGGCGTGGAGCAACTCGCTGGCCTCTTCGACTAGCTTGATGGCCGTGTCAAAGGACGACCGGCCCGGCAGCATCGGGCCGATCCATTCCGCGACTTCCATCGTCATGTACTGGATGTGCATTAGAGTTCCTCCACGTCCTGCGGCTTGGGACCCCATCCGATGAACTTGACTCCGCCGCACTTCAAATAATCCGCGGCCTCGTCGATGTCATGCACGGCAGAATGGGCGTCGACGTGGTTGTAGTTGGCGAAGTTCAGGAACACGGCCTTGGGGGAAGCGACCATCATGGCCTCCCGTATCTGCATCGCCGAGAAAGTCGCAATGCGGCGGACCCGTTGAGTCACGGTGGTCAGTTCTTCCGGGACCCCCAGATCAGAGAAGTGAATCTCCCGCTG